TAACGCTAAATAATCTAAAACACTAACACCAGCTATCTTATATCGTTTAACAAATTCACTCCATTGAACAATCCCAATTGGTGATAAAAAGTTTGCTATACTCTGACCTACAATTTGTTGTGCTCTATTATACAAGTATGTTATATCAAAAAATTCAACATTCCAACCTGTTAATATAGTTGGTTGTATTTCTTTATATTTTATAAAAAATTGATGTAATAAATCATACTCATTTGTAAATGATTCAACTATAACATCATCATCAAAGTCATCATTTAGTTTATCATCTTCATCAAGAACATAACAATAGTATTTATCAAGAAGACAATCATTAAAACCTATAGCTGTTATTTTGTTTTCAGCTCGATTAACATCTGGAAAGCCATCAGTAACTTCAACCTCAATATCAAATATCATTGTACGATGATTATCTGATACATCATCTGAATTGGTATAGTTATCAACTAATACTCTGATTTCAGGATTGACATCTGATTCAAATAGTTCTGGTTGGTCCTTATCCCAATCTGTAACTCGTTTTAATTTATCACCATATAATGATATATAAGTTCCTGTTTTGTTTTTAACATAAGCATATTTCTTATAACGGAATGTTTGATGGCCATATTTGTCATCCCAAACATTCATTGTATTTGATTTTCTATTGTAATAGATGTTCTGATACATTTATGCTATAAAACCTCGATTTTTGATATGTGAATATACGAATAAAATCGTATACAAGTCAAGTACTTTTTATTTCTTCTCCAGGAAATTCACAACTATCGTTGTTGCAGAATTTATCTATCTCCGCTTCCTCATTTTTAATAACACCAAAATATAACTTACCAAGTCTTTCTGCTTCAAAATGATATGTTTTTTCATCTATTGCTTCATACGGCATTTGTTTGTAAGCACCATAATCGTGTCTTGGTAGTAAAGAAATACCTTTCAAATGATATTGAAAGTAGTTTAAAGCGGGTGCAATTTCATCAGCTTCTGTTTCTGGATTGAATGTTGCGGTACAACTTACTTGATTGTCTGCCCAATGGCGTTGCATAAATGCTGCTAAACTGAATTGTTCCCATATAGATAACTCACTCGCAGTCCTAATTCCCTCTCCAACATCAACAGGAATTTCTACAACCATTGTAGTATCCTCAGAACCAAATGCAGGTTCTATTGTATAATTTGCCTTTTTTAATGGTTCTATTAACTCTGAATGTTTTGATAACCTTACTCTCCTAAGATAAAAACGACTCTCAGGGTAATGAAGTCCTGGAGTCGCTCCTGCTAATAATGAGACTGTACCACTTGGTTTAACACTTGTAGTCTTGATAGATTTTGGTATGGCGAACCAATCAGAATAAATACAATCCCAATCTTGAATTACATCATATCCTTTTTCTAACCAATCTTGAAATTCGTGTAAACCACGATTAGTAATAAATTGTGCAACACCACTAACACTACATCCAATTCTTCTATTTCTCAACATAACTCTATTAGTATCACTCCAATGAGTTTTACCAAGTGTTACCGTTTTCGCATACAAATACGCATACTTTAATGTACGAGCATAATCCTCATATGAATCGTGATTATCTGGAAATGTCTCTACTAAACAACATAACTCATATGATTCAAGTGATTGTTCAAGACAAGGATTGCCACCAGCTACTCTATGGTCTTTATCATCACCACCATTTTTCATACGAGAATAATGTCTCATATTTTCTAACCACGCAAAACCAGGTTCTCCATTATCATTAATTCTTTTTGCAACTTCGGTATAATCCATACCAAGCTCTGCATATATTGAATTATTGGAAGTCCAACCATATTGTTCTCTATGTTTATTTACTTTATAATTTTTTAGATCTAAATATTCTTCAGAGTCAGGGTCACCAAAAACTATTTCAGCAGTTCTACGAACATTTCCTGCTACGACACACTTACCAATAAGGTTCATTATATCTACAATTGTAGTAATTGAAATTGGTTCACCTGAATTTTTTTCTAATACACCACGAATTGCCACATGAATTTCTTTTAATGGTTCGTGTCCACTTGAAACTCCACCAAACCCTTTTATTGGTTCTCCAGCATCTCTAATCTTGCTATAATCAAATATTACTGAAGATGTACCATGAAAGTAACTTTCTAAAAGTAATCTTAATGATTCTACCCAACCCTCTCTGGTATCAGGTATTATAAATATTTCTTCGTTCCTATCACGATTTATACCTTTAACAATTATCTCACCTGCACCTTTTGTATCAAAACCAACTCCTACACCTAACATACTAGCATCCATAAGAAAACAAAATGGTTTTGAGTAATCATCTTTAATAGTTCCAGTTGATACAAATGCACAGTTATTAAGTGCCGCATAAAGACCTTTTTCTTCTGTGATTGCTGTTCCCATCGCCCATAAACCACGACCAGGAGGTAAAAATTTCATACTAAAAATTCTATCATACATCTCTTGAGCTGATTTTTGAGCTTGCCATGCATTCCAACCCAATTGATATGAATCAATGTGGGATTTTTGCATTGAGTAAGTTCCTTCTACAACTCTTTGAACCGTTTCCCACCACCTCTCGTTCTTACCATCGTCTTTAATACGAGAATAAGTCCTCATATAAACTAATTCCCCTAAACCATTAAAACCAAACGGCGCTTTTTTTCTCTTGTATTTGTTGACGAAATTTTCTGATAACTTAAATTTTTCCATTAATCTGACTCCTGTATCCTATTCGTGTAAACCTGTACCAAAAATAACTATAATATATATCACATTAAAAACAGTTGTTTTTAAATTTTTATGATTTTTAATAAATTTTTTCTTCGAAGTTTTATTCAAATCCCTCGACTTTACTTTTTTTCATATCTTTGTACTTACTCGCCAACAATTTTCTTTTAAATTCTTCACTATTATCCATCTTACCTTGTTGTACTTTACCTGGCGCAGTCGTGCTTTCGTAAATTTCAACCTTTCCAAGATTAGTATTCATACTCATTGGGTAAGTTATACCATCAATACCAAATCTGTTTTTAATGATGTGGCATCTTGCAGTATGACTTAACTTGTCTTGTGCTTGTCTACTTATACTCAACACAAAATCAGAAATCATAATTTTACTATATGATTCAGCAATCTTTTGTGCTTCAATAATTTCTTCATCTAATGCTGAACGATTAGCTTGCGATGCAGTCCATATTGGAACTTTGAACTCACCAGCTAATCCTCTTAAATCTTCATAAACAGCACCTAACTGGTGCCTTACCTCTCTCATACCACTACTATCTCTCAAAATATCTGCATAATCAACAACAACCAAATCAGGTTTTATATTTTTCAGTTCTAATTGTTTTAAATGTGCTGAAAGTGTATTAACAGTTGCTGCACGTGTTGGGTAGTATTTAATAATCATTCTACCTTCAATCGAATCAATTATTTTTTTAACTTCATCTCTCTGATACTTAATATTTTGTGTAGTTATACCACTAAAAACAGTATCATATCTCAAACCAACATATGTTTCATTCAACTCTAATGTATAATGAACTACAGTAAATCCTTTTTTAAGTGCACCTGCTGCAATTGTTTGAAGTAACCAAGTCTTACCAACACCTGCTGGTGCAACTACTACACCTAATTCACCTTCACCGAGACCACCATCCATAATATTATTTATAATATCCCACGGCGTTTTTATTGTAATTCTTGTAGCTTTAGTTAATCTTTCTTCTATACCTACATTATAATCATGTCCAATATCAACAGGAGTTCCTGCTTTCATAGCATTATCTATAACTGTTTTTATACCATCATAATTTTGACTTTCAAGAAGTCTAGCAGATTCTAAAATAGCAGATTTAAGAACTTGATTTTTACAAAACTCTAATGTTTTTTCTTTAACAAACTCTAAATCATTAGCTTCTCTATGTCTCCAAGCACCTTTTAGTGCTTCAATAATAGATAATTTAAATACATCATTCTCTACATCAACTACTGCTATTTTTATAGCTTCCAATGTGGGTGTAGTCTTATATTTTAAAAAATATTTGTTTATTTCTTTAACCAACCAACTATTAGCATCTGATTCAAAATGCTCTGGTTGTAGAACTTCCATAATAGTTTGGAGAAACATAGTATCAATTAAGCACGATACTATAACTTTAGATTGAAATGATGTTCCAAATTGAGTTAAAGAACTATTCTCCATATAACTCTTTCGTAATCTTTGTCTTCGATAAATTCAATTTCTTCTGTCTGTACTTATCTTTCATCTTCTTCAAAATGGTTTCTTTATTTCTATAATAGTAATCCATTTGCCATTTTTTTTGTGCTTCTTTCCTATCTTTAACAGTAAAATACATTTTTTTTCTACCCATTAGTTTGCTCCGCATATTTATCCATTGTGGTAAAATTCTGAGCTAACCAACTACTTACATTTGGCAAATTTTGAAATAATCTATCTTCCATGAACATGGCTTCGAATTTGTATTTTATTAATCTTCTTATAGGACCTCTAACTACATCAATCAATTTTGTTTTAGTTGAAGCACTTATATTTACATCTTCTAACTGCATCAACTTATAATTACGTTCTAATAACTCTTTATTCTGTAGTATCTTAACAAAAAAATTATTACCATCATCTTTATGTTGATGTGCGTATTTATATATCTTCTGTAAATTATAATTATTAGATTCTTCACTCAAAGATGGTATGTTTTTTACTAAAGTTTTAGTTGCTATTCCTTTTACACCATTTATATTATCAGATTTATCTCCTTCAAATATTTTAGCCATAATAAAGTTCTCTGCAGTTATACAATACTCTTCTAAAACTGCTTCTTTGTCATATAATTTCTTTTTTGTAGGAGACCAAACCTTAATATCATCAGATACTAACTGTAAGAAATCTTTGTCGGTTGACATAATAATTTTCTCACCATCTTTGATTACATTTTTTGCAATATATGCTATAGCATCATCTGCTTCGATACCATCTACGGATATAGTAGTTAATGGTAATAATTCAAGATAATTTGCAACTCTTCTGAGCTGCATATACATATTTCGTCTTTCATCATCAATATTAGCACCAATATTATCTACTCTATTGACTCTGTAAGAAGTTCTACGTTTATTTTTGTATTCAGAATATAATTTACGACGGCGGTTACTCCCACCCTTACCGTCAAATACAATGATAGTTCGGGTGGGATTAAACATATTAATGGCAAAACCGATGCTTTTAAGGAAACCAACAATGCCACCTACATGTATACCGTTTTCGTTTAGAGTCGGCATTACGCTGAACACTCTGATAAAAGTGTTCAAGCCGTCAACTATTAAGACTTTCTTATTTGTGTTCTGAAAGTCAACAGAACCACCTTTTTTCTTTATCTCATTCAGTATTGAAAGATATCTGG